AACCATCTACCCCAGCATTTTCATCTGTTGCTGGTAATGGTGGGGTACTAAATATTATTACCCAAGGAACTGTCAATGGGATTGGTCCAAACGTTGTTGGCAATAATCCATTATAAACCCCCGATATGGTCAATTGATGCAGAACTAAAGCCATAGCTAATTCGCTAAGAACAACATCAACACTAGTGTGTCTAAAAATTGCTAGTAGAGCTGCTCCTAATATGGTTGGTGATCCTGGAAATAACACTTGCGTACCACTTGTTGGTGCTATGGTTGGGGGCATTGGTGGTAATGGTGTGAATGTTGAGTTTAACCAGTAAAGGCAAAACCCAGTAGCCATCAAATTATAACCAGTTATAAGATCCAGTGGATTGATTTTACTAAAATTCATTCTCAGTCCATCTGCTATATTTTGTTTTAATATTTGCTTATCGCCTCTGAGTAATGACGATCCATATAATAATGTAAAACTACTACCAACATTTGATAAATCATATGCAGTGGCAAACAATTCTGCAGCATTATCTATATCATTTGGTAAATGATTAGTTAATACAGGGCGCATCATTGTTTTGAATAATTCGGAATTCATAGTATTTAAGTTTTATCTATAGAACCTTTTCCAGATTTAGGCCATCCAAATCTACAACTCCAATATCTAGCCTTGTGTCTTGGTCCTGGTGTTGCGCATCTGTGTCTTGCTCTAAACGCTTTTCTTCGTTCTGGATTGCTTTTTTTTATTTTCATAGTTTTTTCACCACCAGAACCTTTATGTCCAAAATTCACTTTCACAATATTTCCATTAGGTTTTCTAACATACACTGAAAATTTTTTTGGTCCGCTTGGGGTTCTAAATGGTTTTCCTAATGAAACTTTTCTGCCTCTATATTCTGCTTCATTTAACCCCTCTTCCATTTTTTCCATAACTGCAAAATACAGTTCTGTTATTTTGTCAGATTCATTCATACAATATCCTTCTAATCTTAGCTCTGCATTTTTTACAGTTTCTTTTACAGTTTTATAAGATCCGCCTGCGTTTTTATAGGCTTTTACTAATGCAGCGGAGGCATATGCGCTTGGCCAAACTTTGAATTTACTTTTTATTCTAGACTTTATAGAACTATACAGTTTTTTATTAGTTGGCACAGATTTCTCTATTATTACATTACTCACAGTTTTCTCCATTTACTTTTTTATAATTAGTGGTAAACTTTTCTGAAGCAACAGAAAATAACCCACCAACAACGATATACAAAAATCCATCAAAAATGAATTGCTCAACTTTCATAGAATACAAAGTTGACATTAGTCCCATCATTATCATTATTCCGAATGATAAAAACATCATAACTCTCTTTGATGATACTTCTCCAGAAGATCCTATGAAAATTTCTCGAACAATCTTAGTTTTTTTCAAGATTATTCTCCAAATTCTTATCTAAATTTTTTATAAAATTATTTTTAAATTCGTCAAATTCTCGCTCTATCTTTTCTAAAAGTTCTTCTTTCGTTACAGGAACTGTCCATTTTTCAGAATCCCCAAATTCATTTGCAAAATCAACTTTAGATAACTCTTCTGCTATTAAGTTTTTATCTTTCTCTGCTTCTTTCAACCATGCCAATGCATTTTCTTTTATTTTTCTATTTTCATATTCGTCCCATTTTCCATCTAATCGTATTTTATGCTCCATATCTACAACACAATCTAAACACATCCCATGTAGTCTTTTCATTTTTTCATCTATTTTTTTTGGCATTTTGCATGTACATTCTTCTTTTCTACAGTTTGGGAATGTATTTAAAAATTGATGTAGCTCTTGTTGCCATTCCTTCCCTAATTTAATTACATATCCATCTCTCTGTTCCCACTCATTGCCATCTGAGTCTTTCCATCTATCTCCTATTTTTTTAACTTTTAAAGATTCCCCATCTACATGGTTGTAACCAACTGTTACTTTTTGCTGTGATTCATGCTCACCGTATAGCATCTTTGACACATCTTGAACACCTTCTATTTTAACCATAACACACCTTAGCCTTTTTTTAATAATAAAAATACCGTTTTTATAAATCGTTTAATAGTATTATCTTGTTTTCCTTTGTTTAATAGTTTCATATAATAACTAATATAATTGTACATTGGGCTGAATTTTTTCTTAGGCAATTTTCCAAGTTGAAACATTTTTAGTAATTCATCCGAAGATTTTTTTGGATATACGTTTTTTAAATCTGTTACAAATTGTTGGGCATGTGCTCCTATTTCAGATTTATCGGACAAATACATTTTATTGAATTTTTCTTGTCCTATTTTATCTGGATTATTAAATTCGTATTTTGCATATTGACGCTCTCCACTACGTATTTGCTGTTTTATCGATTGTATAAAATGTGTTAATTCATGTGATAGTAAACCAGAATAAATATTCATTACATAATTATCCACAATATTTTTGCTTGTTATTTTTATAAATCCAGTTTTTGCTAGAAATATTTTTAAAAAGAATAAAAACCAATCAAAATTTATATTCAAAATTGAAGTATAATCTCCATCATAAATAGATCCATCTGAATCAAATAATGCCCTTTCTCCTATAGAAAAATCGTTGTGATTTTTTAACCTCTTCATCTCTAATTCATATTTTGGCCAATCTTTTGTCTTTTTTATACGTTCTAGTTTATCCAAAAATGTTCCAGGTAATTCATCATCTAAAGCTAGCTCTATTAAATTTTTAAACTTATCATAAACGGAGTTTATTGTAATTTTTTTATCTTTAATGATAATGTTGAATTTATTTAATTTTATTTGCTTATATGCATTAATATCTGATGTTTTTATATCCTTTACATATGATTCTTCGCGTATGTATGAGTTTATTATTGTTTTTGATTTATCACACATATTTTTAAACTCATCGGTCAATTCTGAATCGATTATATTTTCAAAATAATACACCGTGGTTTCTGGTTTAATATGTGTTTCTAGTTTATAGAAACTTTCTTTAGCTATTATTTCTAACTTATGCAATAATACAGACGGTACGTTTGCGACTTCATTTATAGAATTTTCATTTATAACATTTTCATAAACTTTATTCCAAAATTTTCTTGTAATTAAATGCATTGGATTCTGTTTATTTGCTTCTATCATTTTTCCACGATTTTGATTGAATTTACTCATTATCAAATTAAATATATTAGCATCAAACCACCCAAAAATATAGACAAAACGAGATTTTAATTCTGACAGTTTTGCACTCGTATCACTTAATGCTTTTTTTACAGTATCATCTGTTAATTTTCCAAAGCTAGGTATATTATATGATATTTCATCACATATAATATAATATATGTATGGATTTTGTATGTCTTTATACGGTATAGCGGATGTTTTGTTGTACTTTGTTAATCTTTTTATGTCTTTTAAATTATTGAATTCATTTTTATAAACAGCATATATTATTATAGTTGAATCTTGATCGAAATTTTCTAACATTTCTAGTGGATTGTATGGGTTTGGTGATTTTACAAAATTATCAATACCATGTAATTTTGCAATACTTTTCTTTTCCAAAAAGGTTAATGGGTATTTTACTGGGTCTATAAAATCGTCCGTTATGCAATATACTGTTCCAGAGCCAAATTTAATCCCTAGTTTATTGTATTGCTCCTTATCAATTACCGTCATTGGTTGAAATTTTCCAGGAAAAAAAATTATTACATCTTTTTCTACCAATTCATTTTCATTAAATAATGGTAAATTCAATTCTTTTAAAAATTTAATTACTTTGGTATTTTGCATATTATAGTCCTGGGGCTATTGGCCATTCTATCGAAAATGGGTTAGTTTGTTCCGTTACATCTCTTAATTGTTGACGATATATTTGCCATTCGATTTGTTTTTGATTTGTTAATGGTGAATCTGATAATTGTGTCCAATCGCATTCTAACAATAACTCATTTCTAAGGTCACGGACTGCACGCCACATCCCTTCAGTTTCTTCTTGAATTTCTTGTTGGTTCTTATTGCGAACTTTTTGATATTCCACGACTTCAGTTTGTTCAATCACAAAATCACTACCGTCATAAACTTGATTCTCACCAATTTGAGCAGCTTGAAACCTATAAGGATACCAACCATATTCTTTTAATTTTTCATTATCAAATAGATAAAAATTAGATATATTTGCCCAATTTTTGGGAAGTTGTGTTGGTCTTCCGATTATTTGTTCATTTTCTACTAAGATATAATCCATGAATAAACTCTGTTTATTGAAAATAGTATACTACATATAACTATCGTCTATAATTTTTATATTATAATATCTTTTCCCATACCAAAAATTTTACATCAAATCTTCTTGGATAGGGGTGTGTTGTAACTAATTTCAATTTTTTTGAAATTATAAACTCAATATCTATACCATCATCATCCCAATATATCAAACCAGAGTTTCTGTCATCTATTCCTATTGGTATGAATCGTTTTTTCTCATTGACTGATATAAATTTACCATTAGGCTTTAATGCATTGTATATGAAATCAATATCTTCTTCGGGAGTTGGACTGTGTTGTAACACATATATTGATGTTATTAGATCAAATCTATCTGAAAATTCTTTCTTTTCATTTTCTGATAACGGTGTATTTATGGGTATAAATTTTTTACTACGAACATATTCAACTGCGGTTTTCAACATAGGTTCACTAAAATCAAAACCATATACATCGCAACCTAAATTACTTATTAACTCTTTTGATACCCTACCAACACCACATCCAAAGTCTCCAACTACGGAATCATTAAAAACATAATCATTTTCTAATAACATTTTAATGGTCATACTCGTTTCAAACTGAAATTTGTATGAAACTCCTGGTTCTGGAGAAAGACATATTTCTTTGGCGTGTTCAATGTCTCTTGGGTAAAAGGCTTCAATGACATAGTTCATATATTACCTATCCGAAAAATTCTTCGCAGTAATAGTTAATTCTTCTCGTATTCGGTCAAATACATCACTCCATTCACCATATTTTGTTTGTTTGAACAATCTAACCGAATCATACCAATCAGATTTTTCTCCTGGAACAGACCAAGTGTAGTAGGGCATTATTGGGGTTGCAATCCAAGTTGGTACGCCCATAGAAGCAGCTAAATGTGCAATAGAAGTACATGATGATATTACTAAATCCAATCCAGCTATTATATTTGCAGTGTCATCCCAAGATTTCATCTTTTCTCTCATATCGGCAAAAGGAAGTCCATCTATACAATTTTCATCACGTTGAAGTGAATAAAATGTTGTGTTTGGTACATCATGTAAATTTATCATAAGTTCTGGCGGAAATCTTCTATGTTGTTCATCTTCAAATCGTGGATTACCACTCCATCTAATTCCAACTTTTAATGTTCCTTCTTTTGAAAAAAGTTTTGTTGGATTTTTTGGAAAAATATATTTGCTACCGTCTAAATCATGGAATTCCATTCCCAATACATAAGCAGCAGACATTGCTGGAATCCAATAATCATAATGGGCACCAAATACCATTTCATTATCAACGCAAATAAAACCATGACGCGAAAATAATTCTTTTAATTGTGGAATACATGATACCAAAACTCTTGCACCCATTTCTTGAAACCGCTTAGCAAAACGAAAATTGAGAATTTGATCACCATGTCCACCTTCACAACGAAATAATAGTGTTTTTCCTTCCAATGATTGATCTTTCCAAATTTCTCCTGGAACGGCAGGAAGTCCGAATACATCAATAAAACGACCATAATTAAGGTGTTCAAAACCTTTTTTTAGATTACCATGACGCATTTCATGCCACCCAAGATTGAACAGAACCCGTGTGTCATCTTGTGGTTGATTACGCAGTATTTCTTCACTCAATTCGGGATTACCTTGAATACAATGCTCCAATGAAACATCTAATGGATGTAATTTAGTATTACTCATATACAAAACCTATAATAAAAATATGTACAATATACAAAATTTTTGTTTAATTTCCAAATTTATGTTGTTAAAAATAAAGAATGCTGATCACAGGCAGATGCAGATGCCCAAGTGGATAATGTACCTACTTGAACTGGAGATGAGAATGTTGTAATAGTTGATCCATTTCCCATTTCTCCATAAATATTAGTTCCCCATGTCCAAATTGTTCCATCTGTTTTTAGTGCTGCCGCATGATTATAGTCTGATAGACTAACCGTTTTCCAATTACTCAAAGTACCAACTTGAACTGGTAAAGTGAAAACTGCACTTAATAAACCTTGTCCTAATTGACCATTGTTATTAACCCCCCATGACCAAAGTGTGCCATTTGTTTTTACAGCAATCGTTCCGTTCGTTCCAGCACTAACCATTGCCCAATCACTTAATGTTCCTATTTGAACTGGTGATGATTTGCTTGTAACAGTTCCATCACCTAATTGATAATTAGTATTTCTACCCCATCCCCATAATGTCCCATCCGTTTTAATTGCCATGGTATAACTTACTCCACCACTAACCATTGCCCAATTACTTAATGTTCCTATTTGAACTGGTGATGATTTGCTTGTAACAGTTCCATCACCCAAAGCACCACCAGCACCTGCACCCCATGACCAAAGTGTGCCATTTGTTTTTATTGCTACCGTATGTGATTGTCCAATGCTTACCTGTGCCCAATCACTTAATGTTCCTATTTGAACTGGTGATGAATAGCTTGTTACATTTCCAACACCTATTTTTCCAGAAGTATTACTACCCCATCCCCATAATGTCCCATCTGTTTTAATTGCCATTGTTGTAAAAAAATTCATATTTATTTTTGCCCAATTACTTAATGTTCCTATTTGAACAGGAGAATCATACCATATTAAATCATTAAGTCCTAATCGACCAATACTATTGTTACCCCATGCCCAAAGTGTTCCATCTGTTTTCAAAGCAATAGTTGATTGTAAATCACCCGCTATCGAAGATATATTTGAAATATGATTTATTTGAATCGGTGACGAATACATCAAATCGGATCTACCCAAAACTATCTTTGGACTGGTAACAACTCCGTTAATGAAACCAACGGTTTGAATTTTTCCATTAGTTTTTAATGCCATAGCGTGGCTTTGACCCATAACAATTTTAGACCAATCGGTTGCTGATCCTATCTGAGTTGTATTGCTAAGTGTTGTTGTTGTTTGATTTCCTAATTGTCCTTCTGAATTGGAACCCCAAGCCCAAAGAGTTCCATTATTTTGTATAGCAGCTGTTGAATTACCACCCGTAGATATATTAACAGTCCAATTTGAGAGTGTTCCCACTTGTACAGGAGAAGATGTACTTGTGCTACTGCCGTCGCCAAACTGACGATTGGTATTGTTACCCCATGCCCAAAGTGTGCCATCTATTTTTACAGCCATCGTATGTGATATACCACATGATGCTGCTAACCAATCGCTTAATGTTCCTATTTGAACAGGAGATGATCTTGTTGTTCTAGTACCATCACCTAATTGTCCAGAACCATTAAGACCCCATCCCCATAATGTTCCATCGGTTTTAATAGCAATAGTATGTGAATTTCCGATTGTAACGTCTGCCCAATCACTTAATGTTCCTATTTGAACTGGTGATGATTTGTTTACAGCAGTTCCATCACCTAATTGCCCTGATGTGTTAAGACCCCAAGCCCATAATGTCCCATCTGTTTTAATTGAAATTGAACAATTCACTCCAGCAGCTAATTTTAACCAATCACTTAATGTTCCTATTTGAACAGGAGATGATTTTGATAAAGTACCACCATCGCCTAATTGTCCAGAAGAATTTATACCCCAACCCCACAAAGTGTAATCATTTTTTACAGCAATAGTGTGAGAATACCCACATGCAATATCTAACCAATTACTTAATGTTCCTATTTGAACAGGTGATGAATATGATGTCAAATTATTAAGACCTAATTGACCAGAATTACCAACACCCCAAGCCCAAAGTGTTCCATTCGTTTTTACAGCAACACTAAAAGTTAAGTTGGTGTCTATGTTTTGCCAATCTGTTGATTCGTCTAATATGTAACCAAATTTTAATGCAG